CCGCCGCGCGTCAAGTTGGACCACCCCGACCTCTTCCTCAACGGCAAAAGAGCGACCGAGATGGAAGCGAAGGCCGCCTGACATGGGCCAACCCTCTCGCCCGGCCATGGTCACGCCTTGGGGTAAGTGCCTCTCGAGCGTGAAGACCACGATCCCCGAGGAAATCGAGCGCCGGCTTCGCGTGCATGCCGCCCACACCGGCAGCACCGAGGCCGAAGTGATCCGAAACATGCTCATCGAAAAGTTCTGCGGTGCCGACATGGCCGAAGCATCTCTGGTCGAGCATTTCCGGTCAACGGTCAGAACTGGACCACCCAAGGAGTAGCCCATGCCACGCATTGCAGTCTCAGCCAACAACCCGTTCAACCAGGCCAAGGCCCAGCGCCGCGACCGCTTCATCGACCCTACCAAGCTCAAGATTGCCAATGACCCGCTTGTCGGGCGCGCCAGGCCGGCGAACAAATACGCGGAAATATTCGAGGCGATGAAGCCGGGCCAGTGCATCGTGTGCGCCTCGGACGAGGCTGCAGCCCTGTGCGGCGCAATGAAGAAGTGGATCGAGAACACCGGCGCCAAGTGTGTCGCAAAGTTCACGACCCGCTACAGCGACGGCAAGGGTCGGGTGTGGCTGCTGGCCGATCCGGCAAAGGCAAAGCTCCAGGCCGCGGCATGAAGTTTGAACTGCACCCATTGTGCGCCCTGTTCCCCCGGATGTCCGGTGCGGAATACGAAGCACTCAAGGAAGACATCAGGGTCAACGGACTGCGGCATCCGATCATCACCCACAACGGGATGATTCTGGACGGCGGCAACCGTTACCAGGCGTGCATGGATCTCGGCATCAAGCCGATGATGACCGAGTACACCGGGGGCAACCTTGTCACCTACGTGCTGTCGGCGAACTTCTTCCGTCGCCACCTTTCACCCGGACAGCAAGCGGCCATCGTTGCCAGTGCGCAGGATTGGGCGAAGGCAAACACGAAGGGTGGCGACCGCAAGTCCGATCAAAGTGCAACGTTGCACTTTGATTCTGCGAAGGACCGGGCAGCTCAGTCCGGTGCCAGTGTCCGCACACAGAAGATGGCCGATGCCGTTGCCAAGAAGGCGCCGGATCTTGCGGTGGCGGTGGCGCACGGCGAGATCAGTCTGCCCAAGGCTGCGAAACAGATTGCACCCAAACCGGCCAAGTCCAAACCAGCGCCTGCCCCTGTCATCGACCCGGCCATCGTGGAGAAGTTGGGCGAGGCCCAGGAAGCGGTGTCCGTGCTGTCCGAGGAAAACGACCGGCTCAATGACCGGCTGGCGCTGCAGTCGATGGATGCCAGCGACGAGGAACGCAAGGCCGCCGCAGAAACGATCGCCGAACTGCGCGCCAAGGTCAAGACGCTGGAGTCCGAACTATCCGCGGTCAAGGCATCGCGCGATGGGTACATGCGCGAGAACGCGCAGCTCAAGAAGCAGGTAGCGATGCAGCGCAAGCAGTTGGACAAGGTGGCTGCATGATCCTTCGCCCATATCAGGAATCGATTCTGGACAAGTTGCGCGCCGGCTTTGCCGCTGGGCATCGGGCGCAGATTCTGTACCTGCCAACGGGCGGAGGCAAGACCGAAGTTGCCATATCGATGCTGGACGCGGCCAGCAAGAAATTCAAGCGTGGCGCCATGGTGCTGGACCGGATCGTGCTGTGCAACCAGACCAGTGCAAGGCTGACGAAGTGGAACATCGACCATGGCGTGATGCAGGCGGGACACTGGAGATACCGGCCCTACGAGCGCATCCAAGTGTGCAGCGCGCAGACCCTGGAGAAGCGCGGATCGTTCCCCGGTCTGAACGTGCTGATCATCGACGAATGCCACGCGCAGCGCGAACAGACCATCGAGTTCATCAAGAACAACCCGGAAGTGAAGGTGATAGGTCTGACGGCAACACCGTTCACGAAGGGTCTGAGTGCGACATACACGAACGTGGTGTGCTCTGCGACGACGGAGCAACTGACGAACGACGGGTTTCTCGTCCCGCTTAAGGTGTTCATCGCCAAGGAAATTGACATGACCGGCGCCAAGAAAGTGGCCGGCGAGTGGAGTCAGGGCGAGGCGGGCAAGCGTGGCATGCAGATCACTGGCGATGTTGTCTCAGAGTGGGTCAAGAAGACGACCGAGGTTTTCGGAGGGCCACGCAAGACCATCGTGTTCTGCTCCAACGTGGCCCATGGCGCCGATCTGGCGCAGAAGTTCGCCGAAGCCGGTTACAACTTCGTTCCGATCTCCTACAAGGACGACGACAGTTTCAAGGCCGAGGCGGTCGAGGATTTCAGTCGACCAGACACCAAGATCAACGGCCTGATCGCGTGCGACATCCTGACCAAGGGTTTCGACGTACCAGACGTGATGATCGGCGTATCGGCCCGTCCGTTCACCAAGTCACTGTCGAGCCACATCCAGCAAATGGGGCGCGTGATGCGGCCAGCGCAGGGCAAGGAATTTGGCCTGTGGCTGGATCACTCTGGCAACTACCTGCGATTCCGCGAGGAATGGGACGAAATCTACCAGGCTGGCGTGACCGAGTTGCAGGACGACAAGGAAAAGCCAAAGAAGGAGAAGTCCGAGAAGGAGAAGGAAGCCGCCAAGTGCCCGGCGTGCGGGCATCTGTGGCCGGGAAGCTCTGACACATGCCCGTCATGCGGCCACACCCGCGCCCGGCGCAGTGAAGTGGTGGCGGTCCCCGGTGAGCTGCAGGAACTTGGCGGTGGCCCGGTGGTCAGCCGTGAAGTCAAGCAGCGGTGGTTCTCCGAGTTGCTTGGAATCGCGCAGGACCGAGGGTATGCAGACGGCTGGGTCGGCCACAAGTTTCGCGAAAAGTTCGGAGTGTGGCCGCGCAGCCTTGAGCGCGTGGCCGCGCCGCCATCTATGGAGGTGTCGCGCTGGGAGAAGTCCCGACGCATTGCATGGGCGAAGGCGAGGAAGGCGGCATGAACTTCGTGCAGTTTGCCCAAGCGCACGGGCTGATCGTCAACACCGTGATCCCGTTTCGGTGGATCAGGGTTCCGACAGTGCATCACCCGCGCAAGCGCAATGGCGCCTACAAGTTCATGGAGACGCATGGGTTCGTGCAGGAGCACTCGACCATGACCGAGCCGGCCCTGTGGAAACCAGAGGGCAACCAGCAGGTCGACGTCGCCAAGATGCAGCGCCAGGCCAACGAGGTCGCCAAGGACATCGAGGCCGGGCGTCATGCGGCTGCGGAGCGTGCAGAGTGGATCTTGTCGCAGTGCGAACTCAAGACCCATCCGTATCTGGAACGCAAGGGGTTCAAGGACGAACTGGCCAACGTGTGGGATGACGGCAATCGACTGGTAATCCCGATGCGGATCGGCCGGCGGATCGTCGGCTGCCAGTTGATCGACGAGGCGGGCAACAAGAAGTTCCTGTTCGGCCAGCGCACCAGCGGCGCGGCGTTCGTGATCGACGCCAGAGGCCCGAACGTCCTGTGCGAAGGGTATGCCACTGCACTGTCCATTCGCGCTGCCCTGGCCGCGCTCAAGCGCCGGTACACGCTGTTCGTGTGCTTCTCTGCCAACAACCTCAAGACGATCGCAGCAACGTTGCCGAGCGGCTTCGTGGTGGCCGACAACGACGCATCTGGAACTGGTGAGCGAGTGGCGAAAGAAATTGGTTGGCCGTATTTCATGCCGTCCGATGTCGGACAGGACTTCAACGACTACCACCAGTCGACGTCGCTGTTCAAGGTGTCGCAGGCATTGAGGTACGCCATGGGGGTGTCGCTGTGAAGAGTCGTCAGACATTCACTGCAGGGCGAAATGTCACCGCGCGCGATGAGTCGGTGGCGGTGGTCGAGCCTGACCGCCCGACTGAATTTGAGATTCAGGCGGTCATCTGGCGCGGCCTGCGCGATCTCGGGATTAACGCGAGAGGTGAGGTCTGTTCGGTTTTCGCTGGCCGAGCCAAGGTTCGTTTTGACATAGCCGTGTTTGGCCCAGACGGATTGGCAGGAATCATTGAAGTCAAGGTTTCAAGCATTTGCCACGGCACCGATTGGCATGGAACAAGACAGGGATCTAGATATGGCCAGTTCCGCGTACCGGTTCGCATTGTTTACGGGATGAGCGAGGCAGAGGCTTTGCTTGAAGACGCCAAGCGCGGGGATCTCTGGCCATGACGTAGCCCGAAACGATGGAGCACTGCGCTGGGGGACATGGTTTAACCACGGCGGCGCAGGAAGACCCCCTACCGTGGGAAAGACAAGGAAGCAGGGGTAAGGGTGGCGAAGCTAGCGCCCGATTGTCGAACGGCTGGCGGGTCATGTGGCTCCGTGAGGCATGTGTGAAGGACTCGGCAGGATGGGCTGAGTCCGTCCACCGAAAGGCATAGCAGGCAGTCAACAGGGGAGTTGCAGGGATGTCAGAAGACAGAGGGGAAGTTCAGGGGGATTTGGAAGCCAAGAGGCTACTCAGGAGGAAGAAGGCGATGGAACAGGCAGGCATTGAAGAAATCGAGGCCACGCGCACGGCGGTTGCGATGCTGCTGCGCGATCGGCCAGGTTCTGGCGACGACCGGCGCGTGTGTTTCGAGTGCGCGAATCTTGACGGGCGCGTGTGCCGGTCGGATGCGCGCGAGGCGATGCACGTTGTCACAAGGGGCGCGTTTGAGCCGGTGCGGACCATCCTGCAGCGGTGCGAAGGGTTCGAACTTAAGGGCAAGACATGATCCACATCCGCTGCCACAACCCCCAGCAAGCATACAACGACCTGGCGCATGTCGTCTGGCCGGCGATCAAGGGCCACTTGCTGGCCGGTGGCCGGCCGCTGACGCTCGATGTGCGCGAGGAAAAGCGCAGCGATGCGGAGAACCGCCTGTTGCACGCCATGCTGGGCCACATCAGCAAAACCCAGGAATGGGCCGGCAAGCGCCGGGACATCGAGACGTGGAAACGCCTGCTGGTGGCTGCGTGGTGCCGGGCCCGGGGTGAACAGGTCGAACTGCTGCCGGCCCTGGACGGGCATGGGGTGGACATCGTGTTCCGCAGGACATCGCAGTTGACCCGCAAGGAATGCGCGGAGCTGATCGAGTTCATCTTCGCGTGGGGATCGGAGAACGACATCGCATTCCCCGAAGCGCCGCGGCAGATTGGGCAGACGGTGGACGCCGAGACGGGCGAGATTGTGGAGGCAGCGTGAAATTCCTTTCAGTCTGTTCCGGCATCGAAGCCGCCAGCGTGGCCTGGAACCCGCTGGGCTGGAAGGCGGCCGCATTCTCCGAGATCGAGCCGTTTCCCTGCAGCGTGCTCGCCCACCACTACCCAGACACGCCGAACCGCGGCGACATGACCAAGTTCAAGGACTGGCCCAATGAACCAATTGACCTTCTTTGCGGAGGAACCCCCTGTCAGTCTTTCAGTGTCGCAGGACTCCGAAAAGGACTGGATGACCCGCGTGGCAACCTCATGCTTACCTTTGGTGCCATTGCTGCAAAGTATCGGCCCCGGTGGCTGGTATGGGAGAACGTCCCCGGCGTCTTGTCCAGCAACGGAGGACGGGACTTTGGCGCCTTCCTCGGGCTCCTGGGCGTCCTCGGGTATGGGTTCGCCTACCGGGTTCTCGACGCTCAGTACTTCGGAGTGGCCCAGCGTCGGCGCCGTGTGTTCGTTGTCGGATGTCTTGGAGACTGGCGCAGTGCCGCAGCGGTACTTTTTGAGCGCCACAGCCTGCAAGGGCATCCTGCGCCGCGCCGAGAAACGGGGAAAAGCGTTGCCGGCAGCATTAGAGCAAGCGCTGCGAAGCGTGGCGGAATCCAAGAACAGGATGGAGGCAGCGGATTAATCCCACAGCCGGCGGAACTTCTGTGCGTAGCCACTGGTCAGGCGGGTGCCGACATGGGTGCCGACATGGCGCCGACGCTGAACTGCAACCATGAGGCACCGTATATCGCGGGCAGCCTGACGGCACGGGGTGCGCGCAACGGAGGACAGTCGAACGACGACATCGACGGCAATAAGTGGGTCGTCACCCACTCCCTGCGCGGCGAAGGCTTCGACGCCAGCGAGGACGGGACGGGACGTGGCACGCCGCTGGTGCCGGCCATTGCCTTTGACTGCAAGGCATCAGGCCGGAACGGGTTCGGCATAGGCGAGATCGCCAGCACGCAGCGCGCCATGGGACATGCCAACAGCCACACGAACGGCGGCGGGCATCAGGCTGTCATGGCCGGCATGCAGGTCCGGCTCCTGACGCCGCGCGAGTGCGAGCGCCTGCATGGATTCCCCTCAATTCACGAACTGATTAGGATAAACGCATGCATCGACCATCAAAGCGGCAGTGTGGATGTGGCGCTGTCATGTCTCAGGTGGCCGAGCAATGCCTCGCGTGCCGACGCAGAAAGGTTCATGCCATCTGCGGGTTCTGCAGCGCAGGCTTTGAGCACAAGCCAGGCAGGCCGCGAGCCGCTTGCAGCCCTGCGTGCGCGTCTGGGCTCAGAGGCCGAGCCTCTGGAATTGCGCAGTCACGGAAGGTCGATTTGGTCTGCCAGCAGTGCGGGCGCATCAAATCTGTTTCTCCCGCCTACGCAGATCGCAAGTATTGCGGGCGCCGTTGCAAAGCGGTCGCAATGTCTGGGCCTGGAAGTCCGTTCTGGAAAGGTGGAGTTACATCTGCCCATCAGGCTTTCTATTCCGGGGCTGAGTGGCGCTCAAAGTGTTCCGAAGTCTGGCGCCGAGAGCGCGGCATCTGCCAGCGATGCAAAGAACGATGCGCCGCTGGCGAGGTTCACCACATCCGACCTTGGGCGTCTTGTCCCGAGCACCGACTCACCAGCAGCAACCTTGCTTTGCTCTGTGTTGGCTGCCATAAGTGGGTGCATTCCAAGCGAAACACTGCCCGACTCTTTCTCCTTTGAGATTGACGTAGAGGCGGACTACACCGCCATCCCGCACCGCGGCAAGCCAGCGGCCGACGGCCCACGGTACAAGGCGCTGGGCAACAGTTGGGCGGTGCCGGTCGTGCGCTGGATCGGGGAGAGGATCGCCGCCGTTGATGCGCTGCGAATCGAGAAACGTGAGGCGGCGTGATGCTCCAGCCAGTAGCCCCCAAAGACTGCCGCCGCTGCGGCAAGGCATTCACCCCCGTGCGACCGCTGCAGGCTGTGTGTGGCCTGCGATGCGCCAAGGCCGAGGCCACGGCATCCACCAAGGCCAGAAAAGCCCAGGATCGCGCGAAAACCCGCGCCAGGCGCGATGCCATCCAGACCATTCCCCAACTGATCCGATTGGCCCAGCGTGAATTCAATGCCTACATCCGGGCCCGGGACGCGGGGAAGCCTTGCATCTGCTGCGGCAGGACGGCCAACGATCGGGACTTGATCACCGGGAGCCGCTGGGATGCCGGCCACTACCGATCAACCGGGAGTGCTGGCCACTTGCGATTCGATGAGGACAACTGCCACCGGCAGCTTGTCGTGTGCAACCGGCACGGCGCCGGGCGGGCGGTGGACTACCGCATTGGCCTGATCAATCGCATCGGCCTGGCCGCCGTCGAGGCCCTGGAAGCGGACAACCGAGTCAGGAAGTGGACCCGCGGCGAACTGATCGAGATCCGCGCACGGTACGCGGCAAAGCGCAAGGAGCTGGAGAAAACCCGATGACCCCCGCCCAACTCGACGCCATGCAAGCCCAGGCCCAGGCCCGCATCCGCGTGCTGATCAACCGATCCGCCGGCCAGCATTGGATGCACATCCAGAGGGCATTCGAGCAAGCGAGGCGCCAATGAAGCCGCCGATCCCCATGGAGAAGATCGGCCGCACCGTCACGGTCAAGACCGCCCAGCGCATGTGCATCGACAAGAAGCGATTCGCCAGCAAGAACGAGGCCCGGGACTTCGCCATACGGGGCCAGAAGCTGCACGGCAACGCGTCGACCACACCCTACCGCTGTCCGATCTGCTTCCTGTGGCACCTGTCGTCCCTCAATCACGCCGATGGCAACAAGGCCCGGCGCGCGGCCCTATCTCACAAGCCATGACAGCCGGGATCAACACCAAGCCACCGATCGGCCTGCTGCGGTTCACCCCGCGCCCGGTCGAGGTCGAATCCATCCCGATCGGAACCTTGGTGCGGACCCCCCTGGGCCAACTGGCCCGGGTCACCGGATACCGTGGGCGCCGCCGCCAGCACCGGGAATACCTCGTCCTGCGCTACCTGACCCCCCGCAACCGGGCGTTTGCCGTCGTGTTGCTGCTGCCTGAGCTGGTGGAGGTGGTCGGATGATTCACAGCTTGCGCTGGAAAAGTTCCCATAGGCCCGGGTGCATGCGCCGGTTGCCGGCCTCCCACTCTTGCCATGCGCGCAGCGTGCCATGGATCAGCTGCGCGGCCTGGGTCTGGTTCAGGCCGGCGGCTTTTCGGGCTGCGCGGATCTCGGCGGGGTCCGGGTTGCGCCCGGGGTGGCCCGGGGAGCGGTTGGGGTGGTTGGTCATTTCAGTCTTCTTTGTCGGACCAAGACGCGGGGCGGGCTTCCAGATTCCAATCGACGTCCGCTTCGGCTTGCGTGGCAGCGCGAAACTCGTGGCCGGATGCGTAGATGTGCGAACCGTCAGCGAAATGAAAGACCGTGACTTCGTTTTTCCAGTCTTGATCGATGCTGATGCTCATGTTATTGGCGAGCTTGTAGGCTTGCTCCGTATTGCCGCCGTCGTGGAGCAATGCGTAGTTTTCGGCTTCGGTCATTTTGTATCTCCTGCCCCACTACCGGGAGGCGCCGGCGGACTGCAATTGCGCCGTCCATGGAAAGTAGTATGCACGCAATGCGTGTATCAGTCAACGGGTATTGCATAGGGATAAACCCTAATACGGAAGTGATCAGTGGGACGTAAATCGAAGCTGACCGAGGCGCAATGGGCAGAGATCGAATCTCGCATGCTCAATGGCGAGTCGCGCACGTCCCTGGGCAAGGAATTCGGTATCGCGGAATCGTCAATCCGGGAGAAGTTCAAGGGGCAGACAGACACCATCAAGGTGGTGGCGAACAAGATGGCGGACGCTGCGCTTGCGCTGCGTTCCCTGCCGATTCCCGCGCAAATAACCGCGAATAGTCTCGCGCGGAAATTAATCGACATCAGCGAGAACCTGGCATCCGCTGCAATGCATGGGTCGGCCACGGCGCACCGCCTCAATGCCCTGGCGAACAGCGAGGTAAGCAAAGTGGACGACGCGGACCCGCTCAAGTCCATCAAGCAACTGCGCAATGTGGGGGTGTTGACCAAGCTGGCCAATGAATCGGCGTCGATCGGCATCAACCTGCTGGCCGCCAACAAAGCCCTTGTCGAGCGCCAGAACGCGCCGCTTGATGAGCAGGGAGAACACCCGGGGGTTCTGGTAGTCCCAGGGGTAATCGAGGACGCAGGAGCATGGACAAAACTGGTGCAGAAGAAGTGACCGACGACAAGAAACCCGATCCGCCGATGACCGAGCGCGACAAGATGCTGGGCAACTATTACGCCGAGCAACTGCGTAAGCGCATCGAACTGGCGAGGGTGCGCACGCCTGGCGGGCTGGCGCGGCTGTTTCCGGGCCTGCGCAAGAAGTGACGACCGTATGGGCACCCCATCCCGGCAGTCAGGTGCAATTCCTGACCTGCCCGGTGTTCGAATGCCTGTTGGAGGGCACGCGCGGAGGGGGAAAGACCGCTGCGCTGCTGATGTCCTTCGCTCAATACGTCAACCGCGGCTATGGCGCGGCGTGGCGTGGTGCGCTGTTCCGCGAGACATACCCGCAGCTTGCCGACGTGGCCACGAAAAGCAAGCAGTGGTTCCGCCTGTTCTTCCCGGCCGCACGGTTCAACGAGGCCAGCTACACATGGAAATTCCCCAACGGCGAGGAACTGCTACTGCGGCAGGGGGTTCGGGAGGATGACTATTGGGACTACCACGGACACGAATACCCGTGGCTCGGGTTTGAGGAACTGACCAACTGGAAAGACCTGGCGTTCTACGAAATGATGCTGTCGTGCTGCCGGTCGAGCCATCCCGGCATGCCCAGGATGGTGCGGGCGACGACGAACCCATACGGGCGGGGGCACGTTGCAGTCAAGGCGCGATGGAACCTGGGGGAGGGCGGGATGCGGCCCGGGCAGATCATCCGGGAGAACGGACGCGAGCGCACCTACGTTCACTCGGACATCGAGGAAAACATCACGCTGCTGGCCAACGACCCGGAGTATCTGGCCACTCTGGACGGCATCAAAGACCCGAACCGCAAGAAAGCATGGCGTTACGGTGCGTGGGACATCAACGTCGGCGCATTCCTGGCCGATGCGTGGGATCCTGACAAGCATGTGGTGGACCCGTTTCCGATCCCGGCGAACTGGAAGATATGGATGGCGATGGATTGGGGCTATTCCAAGCCCTACGCCATCGGCTGGTTCGCCAAAGACCCCGAGGGCAAGACCTACATGTGGCGCGAGCTCTACGGCATCGCCACGGACGACGACGGCAAGATCATGCCCGACACCGGCACCAAGGAGACGCCGGAGAAAGTGGCGCAGCGCATCATTGCCCGGGAGGCGCACGACGAGCGGGTGGGCTACGACATCAGTTTGCGGATCACCGGGCCTGATTTGTTTGCCAGAGGGGCGGGGCAATACGGCCTGCAGATCACCCACGCGCAGACATTCCGACGTTCTGGCCTCAAGTTCCGGCCATGGTGGGCGGGGCCTGGGAGCCGCAAGGCCGGCGCGATGCTGGTCAAGCAGACGCTGGAGGAAGACCAACTGGCGATCTTCCGGTCGTGCGTTCACACCATCAGGACGGTCCCAACGCTCAACCCCGACCCGGATGACCCGGATGACGTGGCAACCGACGAGGAAGACCATGCGTTCGACATGCTCAAAGCTGCGCTGATGCGTCGGACGACCAATCCACCTGGCGACGATGAATCACTTTCTGGCGATCCCGAGGCAAACCTCGTCCATATTCTGCCCGATGGAGCACATCGCATTGAGCGGATCACCAGATGATTGACCTGACCCCCACACCGCCGCCTGCAGCGGGCAGCGCGCAAGCCATCGTCACCAGCCAGGTCGAGCAGACCAAGCCCGCGGACGATCCGCTGGTCGCAACGTGGATGGCGCGCATCAAGGCGGCCGAAAAGCACTGGGACGCATTTCACCGTCGGGTCCGATACAACCGGCGCCTGGTGCGTGGCATCGACGATTCGCCGGCCACGACCCCGGAATCCCCGCACTACAACAAGAAGCGCGCGAACCTCGTCAAGGCCAACATCGCGGTGGTGCAGTCCAAGGTCTACGCCAAGAACCCGGAAATTAGCGCCGAGCCCACGAACAAGGGCGCCAACCTGCGCAAGCTCTGCGATACCGTGTCCACCGTCACGCAGACGATGCTCGAGGACGCCAAGCTCAAGGCCAAGGCCAAGCGCGGCGTGCGTGCTGCGATGACCTGCACGCTGGGAATACTCAAGGTGCAGTACCAGCGCGACCGCAGGACCGACCCGATCATCAAGGACCGCATCGAGGACGCGCAGGAGAACATCGCCAACATCGAGGCCCTGCTGTCCCAGATCGAGGGCGACGAGGCCGGCCGGGTGGATCTGGAGTCCAAGAAGCGCGAGATCGAGCAGGCCATCAAGGGCATGGAGGCGCAGAAGGAGGTCGTCGCGTCCGAGGGCCTGGTGCTGGACATGGTGCGCACCGACCGGCTGCTGCTGGACACTGCGATTGACGACATCCTCGACTATGAGCAGTCCGACTGGATGATCGAGAAGATCCCGATGCGCAAGACTGCGGCGATGGGCCTGTTCCCCGGGTTCGATCTGACCAATGCCACGACCTACAAGGTGGGCGAGGTCGACAAGTCACCGCAGGCCAACAGCCCGTATTCCGGCACGAACATGCAGGGCAACAGCGCGGACGACCCGCTGGTTCTGGTCTACGAGGCGTGGAACAAGGTCGACAACACCATCTACACGCTGGTGGACGGGATCAAGTCCCAATTCGCCCGCCCGCCGTACCAACCGCAATACGCCGGTGAGCGCTGGTGGCCGTACTTCATCCTGCCCTGGGGGGTGGTCGATGGCGAGGTGGTAAGCCAGTCCCTCGTCGATGATCTGGAAAAGCTCGAGGTCGAGCACAACGAAACCCGCGATAAATTCGCTGAGGTCCGCCGCAATGTCCGCCCGCATTGGGTCACATCGGGTGACGTGCGGGACAAGGACATCAAGAAGCACGTCCACCCGGAGATTGGCGAGGTTCTCGTCGTGGACACGGGCGGGCAGCCGCTGGGCAACATGTTCGCCCAGGGCCAGCAGTTGCAGATTGATCCAGCGGTGTACGACACGTCCCCGATCAGCTACGACATCGAGACGGTATCGGGGCTACAGGAAGCCGCCCGGTCGATCGTCACCAAGCCCAAGACCGCGACCGAAGCGAGCATCTCGGACCAATCGCTGGGCGCCAGGGTGGCGGACTTCCGCGACACGGTCGAAGACTGGCTGACGGAGATCGCGCAGTATTCGAGCGAATTGTGTTTGTTGGCGATGGAGCCGGCCCAGGTCGAGCAGATCATGGGCGGTCCGAGGCCACCCACCGAGCAGGATACTCTGGCCGCTGTGATGTCTGGCCAACCGCCGCAACCCGAATTGCCCTACGAATGGCCCGCCACCCGCACGCCTGACACCGTGTTCCAGTTGATCCAGATGAAGATCCGCGCCGGCTCGACCGCGGCACCGAACAAGCTCGAGCAGCAGGAGTCGTGGACCCGTGCGCTCCCGCTGCTGCAGCAGATGATCGGGATCATCATGCAGACGGACGCGATGAACGGCGACAGCACGCCATACCGCGAACTGGTCAAGGAGACGGCGGCAAGGTTCGATGAATCGCTGGACGTCGACCGATTCCTGCCGCCCAAGCCCATCGCCCAGGCGGCGCCCCAGATTCCCGGCATGCAGCCGGGCATGCCCATGCCAGGCGGCCTGCCTGGTCAACCCCCTGCACAACTTCAATGAAATACCCACGACCCAGACTACTCGCACCAGAACCCGGCGACACCGGCGGCACCGACACCGGAGCGGCGCCAGCGCAAAGCGCTGCACCCGAGGTCACGCAAGATCCACCCGCGGCGCCAGAGCCCGAAGTCGTCAAGGTCGAAACCGGCCACGGCGACGAGAACACGGCCAAGATCACCGCGCTGCTGGACGGCATCGGCAAGCCCGAGGACGACTCCAAGCCCGAGGCGCAGGACAAGCCTGTCGACAAGCCGGCAGAGGTCAAGCCTAAGGCCGAGGATGACGACCTGACCCCACCCGAGGGAGCGAGCGAGAAGGCAAAAGGCCGATGGGCGCAGTTGGCCGAGCGGGCAAAGCAGGTCCCCGATCTGGAAAAGCGAGCGACCGAGGCAGAGACGGCCCTGGCCAGCGTGCGCGAGATGGTGCAGCAGTCCGGTCTGGCGCAGGATGAATTCGCCGGCATGCTCGAGATGGGACGCCTGTTCAAGTCAGCGGACCCGAACGACCTGCAGACGGCGCTCAAGCAACTCGACGGCCTGCGGGCGGACCTGGCAACTCGTCTGGGTGTGGATGCGCCGGGCATTGATCTGCTGTCCAAGCACGCAGACCTTGCGGCCGATGTGGAGAACATGTCGATCACCCGCGAGCGGGCGCTGGAGATCGCCAAGCTGCGCGACCAGCAGGCACGCCTGGATGCGCAGAACCGCGCCAATCAGGAGCAGACGCAATTCCAGAAGACCATCGAGTCTGCGGCGAGCCAGATGGACGAGGCGCTGGCCAAGCGTGCAGCCACCCCGGGCCATGCGGAAAAGCTGGCGTTCATCCAGAGCAAACTGCGCGAGCCCGGCGTGATGCAGCAGTTCGTGACCACGTACCAGCCCAACCAGTGGCAGTCGGCGATCCTGATGATGTACGACGCCTACACCCCCCAGCCGCCCGCGGCGCCACCAGCACCGCAACCACTGCGCCCGGGGTATGTGGCAAGCGGAACCCGGCAGATCGGCTCCAAGCCGGTGACGGCAGAGGAATCCGTCGAGCATGCGTGGGCATCGGCTGGATTGCCTGGCTGAGGGTTGGCAAGAACATGAAACACGATATCACCGCGGATCGTCTGCGCCAATTATTTGACTACAACAAAGAGACTGGCTTACTCACGTGGCGCCGTTCCCCAAAATTTGGAGGCGTGCGGGCTGGGGACGTTGCAGGAACGCCTTCCGGCAGTGGCTACCTTTCAGTGATGGTTGATCAAAGGCGCTATCGAGCCGCCAGACTCATCTGGCTGCACGTGACTGGCAATTGGCCGTCCGGGCTTGTTGATCACAAGAACGGTATTCGAGATGACAACACGTGGGAAAACCTGCGCGACGTTGATGCGTTCACAAATTCGCAGAATCAAACAGGCGCCATGTGTCACAACAAGTCTGGCTATCTAGGCGTTTCGAAACATGGCAAGAAGTGGTATGCGCATATCAAGCCGCCTGGATCGCGCCAAAGGCATATCGGCGTTTTTGATAGCCCAGAGGCGGCGCATGCAGCCTACTTGCTGGAGAAAAGAAAATTGCATGCTGGTTGCACTATTTGAGTAAGAGTGATTTTCTGGCGCCAGACGCTTGACATCGTACAAGAATCACACCCGTCAGTTGCCATGACCTAAATCGCAGTAGCCGGGGTCGCGTCCGGCGGTTTTGCGGCTGACAACACGCTCGGAATTTTCGCTCGTTCGTGGGGGTCGCGACCCACAGCCCCAGCAGGGCAAGGCCACAAGGTGCAAGCCGGGTTCACCACCGGCAAGCCGAGTCCTGCAAATGCCTCCAGCCGAGATGGTGCGTCGGCAGCGTGAAAGGAATGACCCATTTTCTTTCTCACGGAGGCCCATCATGGCTATCTCTGGCGGCGATCTGGCAACCATTGCCACGCTCTCTATCGCGGACTATCTCCGCAATCGCCCGATCGATCAGGTCGGCACGCAGCATCCGCTGCTCGAAAAGCTCATGGCCAAGCGCAAGAAGCTCAACCCTGGCGTGAACCAGAAGGTTCAAGTGCGCAAGGGCTATGGCACCAACTTCGCCTGGTCCAAGGGCGAGTCGGCGCGCACCTTCACCAAGCGCGATACGGTCGATCAGGCCACCTACGAGTGGTACACCGCCCTGGACGGCATGTACCTGCCCTGGGACAACCTGTTCGCCGCTGGCGTGTACGTGGACCCGGACCCGGCGAGCAAGGGCAAGCTGGTGCCCACTGCGAACGAGAAGGCCGTGATCACGAACATGATCACCGAGCACATGGAAGCGTTCGAGCTTGGCTTCAAGGAGAAGCTGGACATCGAACTGCACCGTGATGGCACGTCGAGCGCCGAGGCGGTTGTCGGCCTGGATGCTGCTGTGTCGCGCACCCCTGCGGTCGGCACCTATGGCGGCCTGGACCCGGCGACCAAGACCTACTGGCGCAACTACTTCGCCGGCGCGGTGGCCACGGGCAACCTGCTGGCGACCATGGAAACCATGTGGCGCGCCTGCCATCGCAACGGTGGCACTCCTGACTGCATCCTGGCTGGATCGACGTTCATCGACGTGTACCGCACGCTGATCACGCTGACCCAGAACACCGATGCCGGCAGCGTCAAGCGCATCGACGCCGGTGTGGGCCAGGGCTCCAAGACGGGCCTGTTCTACAAGGGCGTGGAAATCCTGTGGGATCCGACGTTCTCGACCCTGGACGCGCTGGAAACTCCGGCTGCTTCGGCCCTGTGGGAGAAGCGGGCCTACTTCATCAACTCCGACCAGTTGATGTACGAGGACGACGGCATGACGGTCTACAGCCCGCAGTCGCCGCACAACATCCGCGCGACCTACGTGTCAGTGGACCTGCGGTGCCGCGTGAAGGCGCACCGTCGCAACGCGCACGGTCTGATCATCGTCGCGTAACCCCTGGCGGCCCGGCATAAACCCCGGGCCGCTGCTTCCTTGACCCCTGCTACACAGAAAGCGAGAACCCTCCAATGAAACATCTTGTCCCCCTGTTCTCCGTCGGCGTGCATCGTGACATCACGACCACGCATTACCCCCAGGTTCCCGAATACGAGATCCCTGTTCTGCAGGCGATTCATGGCGACTCGAACGTCTACCCGGGCGAGCCGACCGGCCAAAACGCCGAGATCGACGCGGACGACGAATACGACCGCCTGACCCGCAAGTACAACGAGAACGCAGTGCGTGATGCCTATGGCGTGACGGCGCGCGGCGACATCCGCCGGGCTGTGCTCAACGCCAGCGTCGGCCAGGTCGAGAACGAGAACACCGGTATCGTGCTCGAGGGCCCTGACTCCAAGCCCAAGTCCGTCAAGACCGGTGCCCCTGCCAGCGACTCAGCTGGCCAGGAAGCGGCCGGGAAACCCGGGGCCCAGTGGACCAAGGCGCAGCTGCTCGAATACGCGTCCGCGCACGACATCGACGTGGACGAAGATTCCACCAAGGCGCAGATCCTGGAGGCCATCAAGGCCGCCGTGCCGGCGTAAGGACGGCTCGTCATGCCATTGATCGTCGCAGACCGCGTTCTGGAGTCGAGCACCACGACGGGCACTGGCGTGTTCACGCTCGCCGGTGCATCGCTGGGGTTCCGCTCCTTCGCGTCGGTGTGCTCGGTGGCCGACACGGTCTGGTACTACATCGAGGGCGTCAACTCCTTCGGTCAGCCGACCGGCGAGTATGAGTACGGCCTGGGGACCTATTCCGGTGCGAACCAGCTCACCCGCACGACGGTTCGCGGGTCGAGCAACGGAGGTGCGGCGGTGAACTTCACGGCCGGCACGAAGCTGGTGGGCATTGCCCCGATGGCGCCGGATACGAGTGCGATCCAAGCGGAGTGGCGCGCCGCTCTGGTGGCGGCCAAGTCTGGAGCGAACACCGACATCACGTCGCTGGGGTCTGGCGACATCGGCATCGGGACGACGACCCCGCTGTTCAAACTCGTCATCTCCAATGCCGGGGCAAACGGCCTTGAGATTGACCCGGGAGCCTCGATAACCACGCTGCAGAGCTACAACAGGTCCGGTGCTGCCTACACGGAAATGCGGTACGACTCGCTGCAGTATTCGTGGCGCACATCTGGCACTGAGCGCATGAGCATGCGCTCGGATGGCAATTTGGGGTTGGGCATTGCAGCGACCGCAAATCAGCGTTTGTACATCAAAGGCGGCGGTGCGACTTTGACAAGCAATTCCCTGCTTGTCCTCAATTCCGCGTCGTCGCAGCTTGCTCAGTTCCGAGACGATGGCGCCATCAACTTCGGAGGGTCTGGAGGCGCCGCATCCAATCCGTACCTGCTGACCACTGCCGTTGCGGCCAACGTGGTCATTCAGTCAGACGGGTTCCTGTATCGATCTACATCCTCGGTCAAGTACAAGAAGGACGTCGCGGACTATGCAAACGGCATCGATGCCGTGATGCGGCTGCGCCCGGTGACGTACAAGAGCAAGGCCAAAGGCGATGTGGATCGGCGGGCCGAGAAGATCAAGGACAAAAAGCCCGGCGACTCTGACCCTGCCGATCGCACGTATGGCGGCCTGATTGCCGAGGAAGTCCATGCGGCCGGCCTGACAGAGTTCGTGCAATACGACGAGGACGGATCACCGGACGCCCTGTACTACGGGCACATGGTTGCCCTTGCGTTTAAAGCAATCCAAGAGCAGCAGGCGCAGATTGTGGCGCTGCAGGCAGAAGTGTCACAACTCAAGAAATGACGGAGAACTGGAAATGATCACATTCACGCGGGACTGGAACGGGTATCCGGCGGGTGCATCGGTGGGCACGCTTGCGGCGACGACCGAGGCGGCTGCGGTGGCGGCTGGGGCGGCGGTGTATGGCGGGACTTCGTACCCACTTAGAACTGGTCTTGATCGGTACGGCAACGCCATATCCCTGGTGGATGGGGCTGGGAATCAGGTGCTGCGGCTGACTGAGACGCAAATGGCCCGCGCCCTGTTCGCTCCTGGCGACGGCCAAACGCTCACCACCACCATGGGCGCAGGCGCAACGCTGGACGCCAGCGGCACCGAGACGATTGATGGCGAGGAATGGCGCTGGTACACCATCACCGGCATTTCTGGGTCGGCCAATTACCTGGAGGTCAATGTCCCCACCTTTGCCGCGCTGTCGGCGGACTCGGCCATGCTGCACTGGCGCAGTTCGGTCGTCAACAGCGGGATCAGCGCGACGGTCTACCTTGGCACGGCATCCTATGCCACATCGGCAACTTCCAGCGGCGGTGCGATGGCATCGGCATCCGCTACCGTGTATCGCGGGCACTCTGGCACCATCGGCGCACCAAGCGCATGGACGGAACTGACCAAAAACAGCTACACCCGCGACACCAGCGAGCAACTGTGGACCGTCGCAAAGGTGCGATTCGTTGTGCCAAATGCCAGCACGACCACAATTCGAGTTCGCGCGCTGTATGCCGGGTTCCGCCGCCGCAAGGGTCGAATCTTCATCATTGCCGACGATGGCGCGGCATCGTTTCATGACCTTGGCGTGCAGATTCTCGCCCGATATGGGCTCAAGTCAACATCCGGGATCATCGCTGATCGGGTGGGCGCAACCAGCTATTTCACGACCGAGCGGCAACTGCGCGACTACGTGGCGGCTGGCAATCTCTGCGTGGCGCACGGCCCTGTGGGCGGTTCTGGCAATCTGTTTTCCGTCAATGCCACAGACGCGGCGGCCGTCGCGGATATGCAGGCCAATCGGGACTGGCTCTTGTCGCGTGGTTTGACAAACAATCAGGGCGCGCAGTGCTACATCTGGCCGCAAGGGCAATGGACTCGCACTGCGGGCGATCCGGCGTTTCTCGATCTGGCATGGACGGCTGGCTTTCGAGTGGCGCGACTCTCCGATGTACAGACTAAGCGGTTTGTCAACGCACCACGAGTAGTGGCGGGGAAACACAATTTGCTTGGAACCAGTTTCGGCCATCGCTATGAGGGCGCTGCGAATACGGCAGACGATGCCGCCGAAACAATAAATATCAACGCGGTCATTACAAGAGCGCAATTTGTCGCAGCGTCGGGCCTGGATTCGTACCTTGTTCTGCATGAGGTGGTCGGGCGGGGCGCGGCATCAACGACGATCCAGATCGAGGCCGACCGACTCCACACTCTTGGCGCGGCTCTGCAAACATTGGTTGCAGCAGGGACGTTGGAGTGTCCGACGATGGATGAGATGGTTCCTTCGGCCTGATTCCCATCCCCTGCCGGTACACATAGACCCCCATGACCATCACCGTCACCCCCGCCAAGACCTTCGCCAGCATGCTTGCCACGCTGCGCACACGCGTGGGCTACAACGCAGCGGTGGGGAGCGCGCCGGCCCTGGAGGACATCCTCACCGAGGCGCACGAATACGTCTACGAGCAACTCGATGACGGGTTCCCTGTGCGCTCGACGATCACGCTGGCGGCCGATGTCGCCACATACCCGTGGGAGGCCGACGTCGACAGCGTGCCGATTGCCCGGGGCAGCGTGCAGGAGGTCTGGATTGCGCAGGGCAGTCAAGAGCGAGTGCCGCTGTCCCAGGGCATCACCCACGCCATGCGGGCGCACTCGGACCTTCGTGCCATCCCGGAGTGGTACGACAGCAACTACACATCGGATCCCGCGGTGTTCACGCTCGAGGTGTGGCCGACCCCGGACCAGGCGTACACCCTCTACATCGACCACAACCGGGTGTTGACCCGGTTCAGCGAGTCGGCGGACGTGCCGAGTGTTCCGTATCGGCTGGTCCTGGCCTATGCGATTGCAATGGGCAAGGCCCACTACGGCAAGGCCGATGCCGAGGTCGCAGGGCAGGCTTTCAAGGTCAGCCTGTCCAAGGCGAAGTACCAGCAAAAGGAGAACCGCCGCTTCATCCCGCCGTGCGATCGCGCCCCGACCCCGCGCATCGTGGCAACCGCTGGAGGATTCCGGCAGGTCTGGGACTGACATGCCGAGGACGAGTTTCGACAAGTTCGACGGCGGGCTGCTGCTGGCGCGACCTTCGAGTGTTGCCCCTGCAAATTCTCTGTCCAAGCTGATCAACATGGACGTGCAGCCTGGCGGTTGGCTGCGCTCGCGGGCCAAGTTCAAGCAGGCGCCGGGGTCGTTCTCGCTGGGTCCGCAGTGGAAGGGCCTGGAGTCCAATGCCGGGTATCTGTGGACCTTCTCCTGCTGGAACGTCGCAAGCACGGGCCTTGTCAGCGACATCGTGAACACGGAGACGGCCGACCGGCTGGTCTATGCGTTCTACTCGACAGGGACCGGTGGGACATTTGCCGATGCCACGACGGCCCGGCTGCTTGGTGTCTCGCGCTGGGACAACGGATTCCTGGCGGTGGTATCGCCCGACAACGGGACGACGAACTACGGCGTCCTGTTCTCCGTGAACACCGGAACCCACACCGTCACCGGCACGCTGGTGTCGGACGTGAACATGCCCAAGACCGGCCAGATGGTCACTGCCACGGGACGGATCTATGCCGTGTCCGACGACGGCCAGGCGGTGCAATACTCCAAGGTGGGCGACCCGACCGACTGGACCACGGCAAGCAATGCGGGCTTCCTGCCGGTGGCCCAGCACTTCAGCAGCGGTCAGAAGGTCTATGGGCTGGGCCTGTACCAGGGCAAGCTCGCAGTCTTCACCGACCAGTCGATTCAACTGTGGACGATCGATGCAGACCCGACCGGCATGGCGCTGGACCGGGTTGTCGACGGGGTTGGAACCCGCCATCACCATTCGATCGTGAGCCTGTACGGTGATCTGCTGTTCCTCTCCGAGTCGGGGGTACGGAGCCTGACGACGCTCTCCAGCGCGCTTTTTCCGACCGACGTGGATGTGGGCCTCCCCATCAAGGCGTTCACCAGCTCGCCGACGTCGCTGACCCGCACAGCAAATGGCGGGCTGCAGCCATCGGTGGTGGCGATCGCTGCAGGTCCGGTCTCGCAGTACTGGGTCACGGCACCGTCGCGGTGGGCATCGGGGTAGGCCATGACATTCGCATCCGCTGCATTCTCCCGGCGCCCGTTCGCTGCTGGTCAGATCCCGTATCGCCAGACGCTGTCGGCCGCGTCCGTTGGTGAATATGGATGGTCGGCATGGACCTATTCCAAGACGGCCAAGCTCAACGCATGGGCGTGGCACGGCCTGGGCGAGACAGGCACGGCCAACATCAACGCATGGGCGCAACTTGGAAACTCCATGTACCTGCGCCGGGATGGGGACACTGCGCTGCACCTGATGATGCCCGATGTGTTCTTCCTGGCCGATGACACGAACACCGAAAGCGAGTCGGTCTATGCCGAGACGCAGTGGCTGGACTTCGGCAAACCCGGGGACTTGAAGGGCCTGACGGGGATCGACTTCGACGGCTTGAACGTGGTCACGCTCGAGGTCTACGTGTCCGAGAACGGCGGCAGGGACGGCACCCTGGCCGAATCCCTTGCGGTCGGATCGGCCGACGGCGGGTGGACCTACAACGGCGGCGTGCTGCCCCTGACGGCGGCCGGGACGGAGTTCAAACTGCGATTCATCGGCGATCCGAACCTTGAGGTCCAAATAAATCGCCTTACGGTTTACTGGGACAACCTGGGGACAGTCTGATGCAGGTCCTGTTCCTGACCACGCCGGGCCTGATCGACACGCACTGGTGGTCGGTGGCCTACCTGCTGGACGAGGCGGTGGAGCAGGTATCGGACGAATACACCCTGGCGGACCTGGCGGCGATGGTGTGCGATGGAGCCGCGGTGGCCGCTCTGGTGCTGGACGACGATGGATCTCCGATGCTCGCGGCGGTGTTTCGGTTCGTCCACTACCCGCGGTCGACGGCGGTCCACATCATGGCGCTGGGCGGCAGAAATCTCGCTGATGCGGCGATGACTTTCTGGCGCCAGTTCACCGAGTGGGCCAAAGAATCGGGGGCAACACGGATCGAGGCATGCGCGCTCCCGGCGATGACGCGGGTATTGCGTGCCCTGGGGTTCCAGCATCGGTATAACTTCCTTCGAGTCGAGGTGTGAATATGGGCGGTGGTGGAGACGGCGGCGCGTCCGACCTGCGAGCAGAAGAGGCTGCGCGCCAGCGCAAGATCCAGGCGGCGGTCGACACGATCAACGCCAAGTTCGGCATCACGCCTGCGAGCACTGTTGCAGCGCCCACGCGCGAGCAGTTCACGACGGCGCCCGTCGCTGGTACGCCCGGCGGGTATGTCGATGTCGGACGGGAAGAGCGGTGGTACGTCGCCCCGGTAGCTGGTTCGCCCGGTGGATTCGATCAGGCTGCGTTCGATGCGGCCATGAAGACATTCCAGGGTCAGCAGACGGGTGTGTCGGATGCCAAGACCGCCCGCGAGGCCCTATACAAGGACGTCGGAGACGCGACGACCGGCGTGGCAACGCGCGATCTTGATCGGCAGTTCACGCAGGCCAGCCGGCAGAACCTGTTCGGCCTGGCGCGTGCCGGGCTGCTGGGCGGGTCGGTGGACGCTGAATCCGGCGGTGATCTGCAGGCGCGGTACGGTGAAGGGAAGGTGCGTGCAACCAATGCAGGACTTGGCGCAGCATCGGACCTGCGATCGGTGGACGAGAAGACCCGGCAGAACCTGATCTCACTGGCCCAGTCGGGGATCGACACCGGCACCGCGGCGAGCCTTGCAGCAGGGCAGATGGCCAGTGCAGCAGACACGGCCAAGGCCAACAGTGCAGGGGCGTCGGTGGGTCGGCTGTTCGATGACATGGGGCAGGCATACCTGGCGAACCGGGTGAACACCGCCCGGTATCCCAATGGACTGCCACAGCAGTCGTCGGGGAGCAGCTTCTTCGGCAACCTTTTTACCGGCAAGCGAAACGTCGGCACGACGACGTAAGGGGGCGGCATGTTCGATCCAATCAGTATTGGCGCGATGCTCCTGAGCGCGGCGCTGCAGGCGAAGACGCAAAGCGATGCAGCGGCACGCCAGAAGCGCATGGCAGTGGAGTCCCAGCAACGCGCCCTGGCCAGCCAGAACCAGGCGACCGACGCGGCAATGAAGCGCGCGCAAGAGTTCGACCCGACGGTGCGCAAGCAGAATCAGGACGAGGTCACGCAGGACCTGACGCAGCAACTCGAGCAGTCGGTGCCATCCAAGCCGATCACGGCGCAGGGCGTGGAGGTCGGCGCGACGATCCCCGGCGGGACGGCGGACTACCTGACGTCCAAGGCCCGGGAAACGGCCAAGGCGGCCGAGTCGAGCCGGCAACTGGCGGCGCTATTCGGGCGCATCGGCGGGGCGCAGCAGCTTCGCCGCAACGAGGCGGTCGGGTTCGGTGACACGGCCGGGGAGATCGGCCGCATCCAGACCGGCGCGAACAACATGGGGAACATCGACCAGATCGGCATCGAGGCGGCGGGTCAGCCGAGCCTGGGCGGCATGCTGGTCAGTTCCGCGCTGGGCGCCTACGGCATGGGGCGTGCGAGCCTGCCGGGCGTGGCCAAGATGAAGCCCGGCTCGCCCGGCGGTTTCGGTGGTGGTAGTTGGCTGGTCGGGCCGCAATAGGGGGGCACATGCGGTTTCGAGTACCAAACACTGGCGGGCAGCAGGCAGCCGACGGCATCGGGAATTTCTTCCGTGCGATGGCCCTTGCACCATTGCAAGAAGCCCAGGCGGCCGAGGAAGCGCAGACGGCCGGCATGAAGCGCGACCTGATCGGTGCGCAGACGGGCCTTGCGAACGCGAACATCGGTCGCGTGCTGGCCGAGGCTGCCATCAAGCAGCAGGAGGCCAAGACCCTCGAAGGCCGCCCGGACGTGCTCAACCTGATGGGCGCAACCCGTGCGGGCATGTCGGTGCCCGAGTTCCAGGCGGGCGTCAACGAGCGCAAATACGGCGCGCCTGCGGTCGGGCCTGCGTTGCTGCCGCAACCGATCGAGGGGGTTGGGCCGAGCGGTCGGACTGCGGCGTTTGACGATGCGATCCTGACGCTGTTCGGGCCGGCGATGGCGACCCCTGCGGACAAAACGAACTGGGACCAGATCGCCAACGCGCGCGGCGAGTACCGCAATCAGGCGCTGGGTGACTCTGTGCTGTCCGGGCAGGTTGATTCAGGTAGGGCGGGTGCGGCACAGGCGGCGGTCGCCGGCAAGCCCATGATCAACAATATCGGCAACACCGGGGCGGGGTTCAACGTCTTCACCGGCCAGGGGCAATCGCTAAATCCGGGCATGGAAGTTCTGTTCGGAGATCAGGGACGCGCTGGTATCGCATTGGACCAAGCCAGGGCTGGCGCGTCGATCGCGCAGGCTGGTGCCTCGAAAGCATCTGCCGCCAATAGTTACGCTGCCGCAGGCCAGCACCGAGCAGCGACGGACAAGATTCGGCGCGATATCGAACTTGGCGAAAAGGGGACGCTGCAGCAGACTGATCAAGGGTTGGCATTGGTCAACCCGAGAACTGGAACGGCAACGCTGGTAACCGGACCTGGCGGCAAGCCATTCGGAAACTCTGTGATGGCGGGCTACACCAAGATGACCGAGGGCCAGGCAAAGGCAAATTTGTTCGGCCAACGGATGGCAGAGTCGAATCGCATTCTTGATGACATGGCGGCGCGCGGCACATCCAAGCCAGGGCAGATTAAGCGGGCGGCAGACGCTGTACCTCTGATTGGCGCAGGGCTTGGAACCATCGTGAATTCGTTGCCAACATGGATGGGCGCCCCAAATTCTGATCAGCAACAAGTAGAGCAGGCCCAGCGCGATTTCGTGAACGCGGTTTTGCGTCGTGAGTCTGGCGCCGTGATCTCTGAAGGCGAGTTCACCAACGCTGCGCAGCAGTATTTCCCGCAACCTGGAGATGCTCCGGCAGTCATCGAGCAAAAGAGACGCAACCGACAGCGCGCCACCGAATTGATGCTGATGGAGGTTCCGGACGCCGTGCGGGCGCGCGGCGCTGCGCCCATCGCTGCGCAGCCTCAGCAGCCACAGAGCGGCGATGGCTACACCGGTTCATGGGGGGCGCCTGCAACCCCTGGGCGTACTGTCACTGTGGATTATTGAGCTATGCCGTACTCGATCACCACGCGCGACGGCATCACGATCCAGAATATTCCGGATGAAGTGCCGGCTGATCACCCAAGCCTCAAGGATCGGGTGTCGAAGATTCGTGGTCAGTCGCAACCTCCGATCCTCGCTGGAACTGTGACCCCAGATCTAGACGCGCCGACAAGCGGGATCGTCATGGGGATGCGCGACCCAATCGATGCTGGAGCGCAGATGTTGCGCCGGATTGTCCCGGAGCGTATCGGAGGCGCCATCGACTCTGCTGGCAATTGGCTCGCATCCAAGGGATTTCCCGTGGCGCCGTCTTCTGGCGTCCAAGGCGTGGACAACATCGTCAAATCGACGAATGCTGGATACGAGGCCAACCGCAGGAAGGATGCGCAGACGCTGTCCGGTCTTGTTACTGGTCAGCAGCCGGAGCCGGGCTTTGACTGGTCGCGCTTGGTCGGGAACATGCTCAACCCGGCAAATTACGTCGGCGGTGGGGCCATCAAGGCGGCGCAGGGTATCAAGGCGTTGGCCTTTGCGGGCGCGAAAGCTGGCGGCGCTTCTGCGGCTCTGCAACCGGTTCTGGACACCGACAACTTCTGGGGCAGCAAAGCCGGCCAGGTGGCTACGGGCGCCGCAACAGGAGCAGTCGCAACACCCGCCATCGACCGCGGAGCGAAAGCGGCCGGCAAGGCGGCGACGGGCTTTTTCGACAGGTTGGCGCCTGGCGCTCGGGCTGGAACGGATCCGGGCCGCGTGACGATCGCCGTGAACAACACGTTTGCAAGTCAAGGCATGTCGCCGTCCGATGTCCCGGAGGTGATGCTGCAATCCATCAACCGTCAGGTGAAGGAGGCGCTGGACGCCGGGGCAAAGATCGATCCCAAGGCGATCATGCGAAAAGCGCAGTTCGAAGCGGTTGGCCTTTCCGGGGATGCTGCTCCAACACTCGGGCAGGCAACACGAGACCCGATGCAGTGGGCGAACGAAAAGAACCTGTCTGGAGTTCGAATTAAGACGGCGCGTGGAGAAGGCAATCCGCTTGCCGACAGATTTCAACTACAGAACCAGCGGCTGGGCGAGGTGTTCGACCAGGCTGGAGCAAGCGGCGCAACGGATCGAGTCACGGCAGGACAATCGATACTCGGCGCCCTGCGAAAGTCAGACGAGCCAGTAAAGGCTGGTGTCGACGATCTGTACAACACTGCACGATCGATGACTGGTGGGCGTGCGGCAACGATCGACAGCGCGGCATTCTCTCAGTCCGCAAACAGCACGCTTGACGAAGGGATGTGGGGCCACTTCGTCCCGCCCGAGATCCGTAACTTGCTCAACGATGTGACCAGCGGAAAAACGCCGCTCACGGTGGAAACTGCAACGCAGATGGATTCCATACTGTCTGCCGCGCAGCGTCGCGCAGGGCAGGGATCTCCGCAAGCGTCTGCAATTGGTGTGATCAGGAAGGCCCTGCATGATGCGCCAATGGCGGGGCCGTCCGCGCCAGATGCTGGATTTGCCGGACGTGCTGCAGCCGATGCAGCGCGCACGGTTGACGATAGCGTGACGGACGTTGCCGCCCGCATGGTCGACAAGCCTGCGCTGCCGGCTCCCACAAGCACGGCGCTGGCGCCTGACATTGAAATCCCGTTGCCACGACAGGGGCGGGAGATCGGGCCAGCGATCACGCCGAAGCCGCCACCGATTGACGAGGGAGAGGCGGCCCGCAAGGCATTCGAGCAAGCTCGCAAAGCTGCGCGCGATCGGTTTGCCACGATCGACAAGACGCCGGCACTCAAGGCTGCTCTGGAGGACGAGGCGCCAGATCATTTCGTGCGGAACTACATCCTGAATGCCGACGTGCGGGATGTGGAGTCGCTGAAAGCCATCCTCAAGAACAGCCCAGAGGCGCTAAATCAGGCCCGCGCGCAGATCGCAGATCACCTCAAGCGGGCCGCTTTTGGCGAGAACCCGAGCGCCGACAAGGCATTCACCGCGGATCGTTACCTGAACACAGTTCGATCGCTGGGGAAAAAGAAGCTGGAGGTCTTCTTCACTCCGGCCGAGATCGTGCGCCTGAACCTTGCGGGCAAGGTTGCGAGCGACATCAACAGTATCCCGGTCGGCGCCAAGTACGGCACGAATACCAGTGGCACTGGCGCGGCGGTCATGAATCTGCTGTCCAAACTGTCGGAGTCGCCCATCATGCGCAAGGTGCCTGGGGCCAGGATGATTGCCAACCAGATCGGGGAGATTCAGACGGAGCGCAAGATTGAGCAGGCCTTGCGACCGGCTGCAGAAAAGGTGGAACGCGAGGCTCCAGAGCAATTGCAGAAGGTTCTTCAACTTCCGATGAAGCCGGCCGCAGTGGCTGGCGGAGCCGCTGCATCTCCCACTGGCCAGCAGAGGCAACCAGATTTTGCGGCGGCGCGAGCTGTGCGCTCTGAATACCGAGCCGGCAAGTTGACCAAGCAGCAGGCGATGGAAAAGTTGCAGGCGATGGGGTTTGACCAGTGACCGGATCGACCGCAAAGGCTGCTGAGTTTCTGGACGACCGCAGCGCCTCGTCGTTTCTGGACGACGACGAGGCAGATGACCAGCCAGTAAAGCGTCGTCGACTTCTCGAGGATCTGCTGGATGCCGTATCTGAGACGCTGGGGCGTGCGGCTGAGGCTGTGGAGGGCGGACGTGAATCAAGCGCAGATGTGGCCGCGCAGCTCGCGAAGCTCGTCAAGGCGATTGAGTCACGCAAAAGCAATAGCCCAGTGTCCGCCCTGACTAGTGCCATCAAGAGCCTGCGCGACGTCACGGTGAACGTGAGCCCGACCCCACTGACCATCACCCCGGTCGTTCAGGTGATCGAGCGCGCGAAGGCTGGGGCATTCGAGATGCGCTTCACCTACGACCGGGACGACCGGCTGCAGACGGCGGTTCTGGTGCCTCTGGAGTCGATCCCCAAGGCCCGCGAGCCGGCGAAGATGTTCGGCGGCGGGGAGTGATTTTCTGGCGCTGATCGGCACGGGGCGGCGCAATATCCCAACACTTTCCTTGGAGAAACCATGGCCAATTTCGTCTTCAACATCGCAAAGGGCCGCGTGGCCGAGCTTTACGACCGTGTCAAATCCAACGACCCGGCCAACAGCGCGATCATCCTCGTGCCGATCGAGACATCGGGCCTGGAGGCCGATGCCACGCTGATCGACGTGGACACACTCGCGGCGCTGATCGCAGGCACGACCAACGAGCAGACCACGATGGGCCGCAAGACCCTGACCGACTCGGACCTGGCCGCGATCCCTGCGCCGGATGACGCGAACGACCGCAACGACCGCAGCCTGCCGACTGTGACGTGGACGGCGGCCACCGGCAACGCGATCAGCAAGATTGCGGTGTGCTACGACCCGGACACCACTGGCGGCACGGACAGCAACATCATTCCGCTGACGATGTTCGATTTCGCGCAGACACCGAGCGGCGCCGACATCCAGATGACGACTGGCGTGTTCTTCCGGGCGAGCTGATCATGGCGACGAAGCTGGAGCCGGCGCTGTCGGCATCGGCAGTTGTCTATGTCGATCCGGTTGAAAAGCTGCCCCCTGAAAAGCAAATCGCCATTCCAGACGGCGCGCAGCAGGCGCTGTTTGTTGTCGAACGCAGCACAACGACCGATCCGCTGAAATGGCCAGATGGCGGGGTGTGTTGGGTGCTGTTCGTGGACAGCGGCAGCGGCTGGAACTTTTACGGCCAGTTCTCTGCGTTCGGCGGCGTGCAGCAGGAACGAGACATCGACGGCAACCCGATCAAGGAGATTGCCGAGGGCGTCACTACGTTCTGGCTGCCGCCCGGAAAAAGTCGCCGCCTGCGGTTACATCCGATCTATTTCACCGACTCGCCGCCTTTTGATTTGCGCTATGCCGTTGACTTCAAATGACCATCGCGCTTCTCAGCCATACCTACAAGCAGGGCAATTCCGGGGGGAGCGGAACCAGCCCAGCGATTGACACGACAGGCGCCAGCCTGCTTGTCGCGTATGTAGCGGACTTCACCGGCAGTGCGGCGGCGACGTTTGCGGACAGCCAGGGCAATACCTGGACGGCGCTGACGGCGCGACCGTTGACCGGGAACATGCGGTCGCAGATGTACTACTGCGCCAGCCCGACGACGAGCGCGAGTCACACGTTCAGTGCGACGGGAACGAACAGTTTTGCGGCGATTGCGATTGCGGCATATTCCGGCACGGCAACCAGTCCATATGACCAAGAGACCGGCGCCACGACGCTGACGGGCACATCGCTGGCGACCGGATCGGTGACGCCGAGCGAGAACAACGAGCTTGTCATCTACGGATGCGGGTATGCGAGTTCGGCGCTGTCGGTCAGTGTCGGCACGATGCTGGACACGGCGGCGATCATCGGCGGGACGAGCTACGGCATCGGGCTGGCGTATGAGATTCAGACCACGGCGACGGCGCGCAGCCCTTCGTGGTCATGGTCGTCGAGCAATTCGTGCTCGACCACGATTGCAACTTTCAAGGCCACTACAGGCAGTTCCTCGCCAGTCGGCCTATCCACCGAAACCGACACCGCACTCGCCCTGGCTGGTGTGCAGATTGCCGCGACCGGCATCGCTCTGGAGACAGACACCGCCCTGGCGCTGACCGGAATCACTGGCACGGCTCCGGGCATCGCATCGGAGAGCGACACAGCATTCGCACTGGCCGCAGTGCAGAAGCTGCTGGTCGGGGTGGCAACGGAAACCGATACGGCGCTGGCGCCGACAGCGGCAGTCGACGATCTTTCCCTGATCCTCAAGATCCTGCGCAACCGGCAGGAACTCAACGCGGCGACTGGCATGTTCACCCTGTACGACGACGACGGCACGACCGTGCTGTACCAGTCCAATGCCTGGGCGGATGCTGCTGGGACCATTCCCTACTCTGGCGGGGTACTGGCGCGGATAGACGCGCTGGCGTGAGGGTTCCATGAGCACCGAAGCCCAGATCCTGGCCCTGCTCACGGGCCGCAAGGTGTTCGATGGCCGGCAGTGGCGGGTGTACGACTCCGGGGGCACTGAGCTTGCAGACCCTGGCGGCGTGCTGTGGCGTGGGGTGCATGGTGCCTTGCTGTGGAATGCAAGCCGGGTGGCGGTGGTCACT